GCGGAGACGTTTGTTTCCTGTGATGTGGTCATCCTGGTGGATACCAGCGGTTCAATGTCTGCCAGGGACAGCCGCGGTGGTCGCTCGCGCTATGACGTGGCCTGTGAGGAGCTGGCATTGCTCCAACAGAGTATGCCCGGTAAGCTAGCTGTAATCTCCTTTTCAAGCAGCGTGCAGTTTGACCCGGCAGGTCTGGCCACGTATCTGGGCTCAGGAACCAACCTGGTGCGGGCGCTAGAGTTCGTGAAGATTGCCGATGTAGAGGGCATCCAGTTTATTCTGATCAGCGATGGCCAGCCGGATGACCCGGAAGGGGCGCTGCGGGTGGCACGGACGTTCCAGAACAAAATTAACGTGATTTATGTGGGGCCAGAGGAATACCCTACGGGGCGTGATTTTCTGACGCGCCTGGCGTCGGTGACCGGTGGGAAGACCGTCACTGTTGACCGGGCGAAGGAACTGCACGCCGGGGTGATGGCGCTGTTAGGAGCAGGAAGATGAAACTCAGTATCAAACGCAGCACGCTGAACAATACCTTGAGGCTGGTTTTACCGGCTGTGGGGAAAAGCACTTTACCGGTGCTGGAATATGTCCGCTTTTCGACTGATGGATCTCTGGTGCGCGTTAGTGCAACCAATCTCGAATATGGGATCACCGCCAACGCAATTGCCCAGATCGAAGAGCCGGGCGAGATCTGCATTCCGGCAAAGATCTTCTCTGAATTAATCAGCATCGGCATTGGTGAGGACGTGCACTTGTCTGCTGATAACGGCAAACTAGTCATTAATAGTGGCAAATCTAATAACACGCTTAACATTCTGCCCGCGGACGAGTTCCCGCCCATGACCCCGTTTGCTTGGGAAGGCAGCGAATTGAACGCAGAGCATTTCATTGGAGCCATTCAGAAAACCGTCTTCTGCGCATCGAAAGATGACAACCGGCCCACATTTCAAGGGATCTTGGTGCAGCGCGCGGGGAATGACCTGGTGCTGGCGGCTACCGACGGTTTCCGGCTTTCCGTGAAAAGCATTCCTATCTCTGGGGAGCTGGAGGGGCTGATTCCCGCTCATGCTCTGAATTTGGTCGCGAAAATGGCGAAGGGCGAAGAAACTATCAAAACCCGGCAGGAATACGGGAGGATTGTCTTCACCGGGGCCGGCTGGCAGTTGGAAACCCTACTGATCGACGGAAAATTTCCGGACTACAAAACAATTGTCCCGCGAGATACCAAGACAAAAATCGCCGTGAGCGCGGCGCAGCTGCTCACTGCCTTGAAGCAGGTGAAGATCATGGGCAACGGGTACGTGGAGCTGCACGCCAATGGCAATCTGACCGTCCATGGGGAGGATGAGGGCAACGGCAAAACAGAAACGGTCTTAGATGCCCAAATTGATGGGCCGGAACAGACGATTTATTTCAATACCGAATACCTGTCTGAAGCGGTAAGCGTGATCGGCGGGACGGTGGAATTGAAGCTTGGCAGCCATCAGACGCCCGCAATTCTGCATGGCAGTGATCCATTTTTTGAGCATGTATTGATGCCAGTCCACCGTGGAAAATGACCAGCGCCACTGCAACCCTCTATAAAGACCTCATCAATGCGGGGATTGCCCCGGGGGATGCTCAGGCGATTGAACTGGCATTTGCTGCCGAGCCGGAATTCTTGGACGGCCTGGAGCAGATCGCCCAGATCATTGCCCTCAAGCAGGCGCCGGGGCTGATCCCACCGGTGGGCGAACCCTGGCGGACGATCCATATCACTATGGCCAGCTGCATACAGGCTGGGGATGATGTGGATACTGCCTGGCGGACTGCAATTCAACCGCTGGATATGCAGCTCCAATTCGCCCTGACCAATGCCGTCAATGCACGGCAAAAAGCGATTCTGGATTTTGAGGCCCAGAAGAGCCATAAAAAGATTAAGACCAAACACTATGTTCACGAGCTGAAGCAGCTGGGATATTCATTTCGGCTGAACCAATGCGATGACACGATTGAGGTCAACGGGCAGCGGATCAGTGATGCCCTGGCGGCCCAGATCCGCTGCCAAATGCGCGATCGTGGCTTCAGCAACACAACGGAGGTTGAAGATTCCTATTTAATGGACGCCTTCAACCATCCCTTTCATCCGGTCAGGGATTACCTGACCAGTTTGGTTTATGACGGCGGGCATTATATTGAGGAACTGGCTCAGTATTTTCAGGATGATTACCAGGCGTTTCCGACCTGGCTGCGCCGGTGGTTGATTGGGGCAGTTGCAAAAGCGTTTACAGGTGCTCAGAACCCGATGCTGGTCTTGGACGGTGATCAGAATCTGGGGAAATCGACATTTGCGCGCTGGCTGGGGTCACCCCTGCCCCAGATGTTCGTGGAATCGCCCATCAACCCGGAAAACAAAGACGATCTGATTCGGCTGGCCAATAAATGGATTTGGGAGGTGATGGAGCTGGGCGGCACCATTCGCAAAGCGGACCAGGAAGCGCTGAAAGGTTTTCTCACGCTTGAAGAGGTGACTGTGCGCCTGCCCTACGGGCGGCATGCGCTGCACAAACCCGCGCTGGCCTCGTTTATCGGCACGGTCAATAATGCCGGCGGCATCCTCAATGACCCTACCGGCAGCCGGCGGTTTTTGATCAGCAAACTGACCAAAATCGATTGGGGCTACATGAGCCTGGATATACATAAGATTTGGGCAGAAGCAATGGCAGCCTATCTCGCCGGCGAAAGCTGGCAACTCACCCCAGATGAACGCAAGCTGCGTGATGCAGTCAACGAAGAGTACCAGGTCGAAGATCCAATCGAGGGTCTCTTGAAGAAATTCTTCAAGCTAGATCCAAACAATACGCACTGGTGGATGCCCACTACAGATATTCAAAAGATATTAGAAGACCCTTACCAGGGTAATTTCCACGGCAATGGGTCCATGGGCACCACCATGAAGCTGGCAGAAACCATGAAACGGCTGGGGCATAAGAAAGAACGGCGCAATAATCCCCAGGGTCAGCGGGTAAATGGCTATGTGGGCATCAGCATTTATCCATAGGTTATCCAGGTCATCCAAAGGTCATCCAGTGAAAAAGAGTGAAAAAGGCTGTAGCATACCACTTAATATATGAAGGAACATTGACCAGTGAAGAGGCAAATGGATAACCTGGATAAGCTGGATAACCTATTTCACTAACACTTGGAAAACAGGCTTTAGGCAATTTAATGAAAATGGGTATCCAGGTCATCCGAGGTCATCCAGGTCATCCACAAGAGGAAAAAATGAACACACTACTTGAAACCGCATTATTTTGGAAGAGCGCAGGCGTAGCGGTAATTCCAATCAAATATATGGATAAACGGCCACAAGCCCGGTTACTGCCGGATGGCAAATGGGAGGAGTTTCAACATCGTTTGCCCACCGATGACGAGCTGCAGCGTTGGTTTCCATCTACACTGCATAATCTTGGGATTGTTACCGGCTGGCAGAACCTGGTAGTGCTCGATTTTGACGATCTGGGAACCTATCTGAAATGGTCGTTGTGGGTGACCAGGAAAGGCGGTTTTACCCGGCGGGCTGTTGAGATGACCTATATGGTCCAGACCAGCAGAGGTATGCACGTGTATTTTCGGACACGGGAGCCCGAACAGAACCGCAAATTGGAAGGCATCGACATCAAAGCCCGCGGTGGTTATGTACTCGGTTATCCCAGTGTTCATCCCTCAGGCGCGGTTTACCAGGTCCAGCAGCCGAACATCCCGGTATACATCGAGGCGTTATCTGATGTCCTCCCAGCAGGTTTCCTGCTCAAAAATACTGAGTTACCTGCTGAGGTAAACACTCCAGTTCAACCAATTCAACCTGGCGGAGATCCGTGGAGTGTGATCATGAACACTATGGACCCCAACCAGGACCTGATCAAACAAATCCGGGCAATGTACCGGATAGAGGCGTTTTTCCCGAATGCCGAGGATACCAGCAGCAATGGCCGCTGGAAGATGGCCCCCTGTCCCTTCCATGATGACAGGCACCCGTCATTCTGGATTGATACTCAGCGGCAGATCTGCGCGTGTTATGGTGGCTGCACCCCGAAGCCGTTGGATGTGATCAACCTGTATGGGCGGCTGCACGGCCTCTCGAACAGAGACGCCATTTTTTACATGGCACATCAGTTGTAGGAATAACTAGGAATACTGAGTAATTGGAGGAAATATGACCGACCGAGAGAATATCCAAGCCTGTCACATTGTGCGGCTGGAAGGGCAGGTGGCAGAGTTGCGGGCTGAGCGGGACACGCTGATCGAACAGCACCTGACATTGTGCGCATCGCAGAGGCGCTCACCCGCGCGGAATGGGCGGAAGTCGAATGTAGCAAACTGGACAATGATCTGGAATATTTTCGGGAGGCGGCCCAATTTCATCCTCGCGCCATGAAGTTGATGCGAAAACGGAAAAACTTTGTCGTCGTGGCTGATGATGAACTGTATTACATCGACGTATACCAGACAATCCGCGCCGCCGAGCAAAAAGCGGGACGTTGGATGGATGAGGACGAAGCGCGGTATCAGGTCGCACTCGCTAATGCGGTGTGCGAGAAAGGCGGTGAGGGATGACTACCCCACTAATCATCGTTATTGCGCTGCTGGTCGGCTACTTGGCCGGCTTATGGCGCGGCTGGACACTCCACCGGATGTTGGTAAGAAAGGAGCGTGAAGAATGAAATGGGCTATTCGTGCTTATGCCTTCGGGTTGTTGATTTACACGGGCTGGCGAACATTTGATTTTATGATGTCGCAGCTCCCCCAGTCGGACCTGTCGTTTTACCTGGCGCTGGCATTCCTGCTGTGTACGGAGATTGGCCTGGTACTGTGGCATGAGGCGCATTTGTCACACGTAACTACCGACAATCAGAACCGACTGACCGCCATTATGACCTGGTTGGACTTTGCCGGGTCACTCGCGGCGGGGATCGCGGACATGATTATCCATCAAACCATGATTGAGGGGTACGCAGTGCCGCGAGAGTTTGCGCTGATGCTGATGTATGGTTTACCGCTGATCTTTGGGCTGAACGTGGCAGCGGCGATTTTGTATGAGCAATGGGACGCGGAGACTCTGGAAGAGAAGGCCGAAAAGGCACTGCGGTTCAAGGCGCACCAGCAGGCCATCAAGGATCTGAAGCGGGATCAGTCCGGCTTTGCGGAGCTGGAGAAGAAAAATATCTACAAACGCATCAAGGGCCAGGCTACCCGGTCGCTGGAACAGCGGTATGGCGAGCGAGAGCAGATCCCCACCAGCAGCGGGAAAATGATCACCCTGAATGCAGAAACCCCGACAGCGGGTCAGGCCATCGGGGTTCAGCAGGATGCCCAGAGCGAGCAACCTAACAATATTATAACCAATAATGGAGCAAGCGCAAACCCTACCAACCAGCGGTCGGAATAACCGGGGTGGGGGATCTGGCCGCTGCACTACAGGCAGCCGTTGCAAAAAATGAAGGCATCAAAATTGGGAATGCGGGATTAAGAATTGAGGTTCGTTTTAAGAGGTTGGCAAATGGAGAAAAACTCTACTATGGTGTCTGGAGAACAAGGAACAAAGCGCGGAAGAGTGTCGGGTACATCCGTCCAGAAAACATCCCTCAAGCCCGATGGGATCAATACCGATCCCGTGTACATGTTGAGAATACTCACTCAAGCCGCTTATGAAATTCAAGAAAGCCAAGAATGCCAAGAGCAGGGAATCACTGCACAATTCTTGGCAATTGAAGGTGGAATAGCAATTGTTATTCTTGGCACTCAATTAAGCCAAGAACGGGTATTAGTGCCAAGAAGAGAGGTGCAGAATGAACAGCAAGCTGGTTCCAGAGAATGAAATGGGCGTAATTGCTCTTTTTGCTATGGCCTGTGAGGCTTATGGTTGGACAATTGATCGAACCTGTGACTATGCTTACTGGAGAACGAATGGCCGAACAAACACCGGAACCGGCACCGCCAAATGAACAGGCGGTGTATTGTCCAAACTGCCACACGTTGATTGGTTTTTATGTACGTGTCGAAAAACGAGTGTGGTTGCAGGTTGGTGCGCTGCAGATGCATAAATTGCACGGGCGCTGCTGCGCCTGCCATACGGAGTTTCACTATTGTGCGAGTGATAAGGAGCTGGAGGATTTATTGAAACGCTGTCATAAATAGTAGTTGAAAAAATTACCAAAAATGGTATAATTTAATTACCAGAAACAATATAAATATTGGGGAATGCCAGAGTTTACCGCCTGGGCCTGAAAAGGCTTTGGGCGGTTTTTCGTTTTTAACTACTTACCTGGAGTTCACAACAATGGAAGATTTTCTTTCAACCTTTGGTTCATTAGGTGGCGTGGGTGCCCTGATTGCCGCAATCGTGAATGTTCTCAAAACAACTGGCCTGGTGAAGGACGGCCAGGCGCCCACCTGGGTGGTGGGGTTCAACCTGCTGGGAATGATCCTGCTCTTTGCGCTGGGGATTTTCCAGCCAAATGCCGATATCGCCGGCATGGATGAAACCGCGGGGCAATTGGCGGTGGTGCTGTTCACCGTTTTTGGCTTTGTGTGGCAGTTGATTTCTTCAAAAGTAGCGCATTCTGCACTTAAAGGTGCTCCGGTTCTCGGCAAATCTTACGCAAATGAAATGTCTAAGGCAGAGATGATCAAAGCCACGGCTACGGCTTATGAGCATGACCTGCTGAGCCGGCAAGAAGGGTAAGCCGCAGTGATGGAATCATGGCTGGTAACGCTACTGAAAGAGGGCGGGACAGTTGCAATTGCAGCCGTGGCGCTTTGGATGCTCAATCGTGTGTGGAATGACAGGTTGACCGAATCGCAACGGCACAATGCTGCTCTCCAGCAGCTTACCGTCCAGCTCCAAAAAACCATTGAGGAGAACACGCGCGTGATTGCGGTTTTCCTGGAGCGTACTCGTCCGGTGAAATACCCGGAAACCTCCAACGGTTCGCACGAGAAGGTGATGGAGTAGATGGATCAAACAAAGCACGGCTTAATTATTGATCTGAATAAATACCGTCCCGACCGCAATCTGAAAGAATATTTGGATGCCGGGGTGGATGGCTTTATTTTCCGCATTGGGGGACCAGAGCAGTGGATTGAAGGCAACTTCCGTTACCGGGAAGATCCTACCTGGCGTCCGTACATGGAGCAGGCGGATAAGCTCGGTATTCCGCGTGATCGCATTGGTGGTTATATCGTGCATAACGCATCTGAGGATTGGCGGCTGGAGCACGATGTGCATATTGACCTGCTCAACCAGTGGACGAGCGGTGGATACATGCCTGGCTACCTGATGCTCGATCATGAGGTCAACTACTACTATCGCGGCTCAGAAAAGATCATCGTCACGCCGTACAACATGGTCAACTCACTCCAATCAGTGATGACCAAGATGTACAAGAAATTCCGCAAGGCAACTTTGCTCTATTCGGCACGTTGGTTCTACAACTCTGCTGGACTAGCAGAGCATACAACCCTGCTGGACAACGTCAATGGACCGTCCGCGGGTAAGCAGTGGCCTATGGTGTACGCCTGGTATTTGACCCAGTATGCGACCAAAACCTATACCAATTTGCGGAAGGCAATTGAAGACCTGCCAATTCCCACTGGTGACCAGGTTGGGGCATATCTGCAGTGCGGCTCCTATTCGCTTTGGGATTTGTGGCAGTTCACTGACCGGCTGAAGCTCGGCGCGGATAAGCAGGGCGTGGATGCCAATGTGACGCGGATGCCGATTGATGAATTTTGGAAGCTGGTTGGGGCAAAAGTTGGTCCAGTGGAACCGCTCCCCGAACCCGAACCTCAGCCTGAACCTGATCCCGTGTACGTCACCCGCGCAGAGTTCGACGCGCTGGTCAGACAATGCGCGGCGATGGAGCAGGAAATCCACCGCATCTGTGAGCAGGCGGTGACCAATGTGGCGATTGCAGTGCAATATGGTTTGAATGATCCACGGGCATGATGAGCGCACGCATAAGGTGAGGTGTTTGGAATGAATTTAGAACTGCTTGCCGGACAACGAGAGAAAGGCGAAAGTAACAAGGCTGTTCAGGCTTGTAATGACTTTCTGCGTCTCGGTCCTGGGCGGTCTCTGTCTGCACTACTCCAAAAATATAACGATAGTGAGGATAAATTAGCTCCCACGCGTTCGGAGGGCACTCTCAATAATTGGTCGAGCCGATTTCACTGGCAAGAGCGCGCAACCGAATACGACCGGCGAACCGAAGAGGAGAAAACCGCCCGGGCGAAAGAGATCATGCAATCGGGATTGTCTCAAACCCATGAGCGCGTTCAAGAACTCATGGATCTTGCTTCTTTCCTGAAGAAACAGATTTACGACCAGGACTTACCTGGTCATTACCCGAATGTCTGGGTTCGTGATGTGAAGCAAATTGGCGGCGGGGAATTCGCCCGGGAGGTGGAAATCGAACGCTTCAACAGCGCGATCATCGACCAGTTCCGGGGCACATTAGATGACCTCGCCAAAGAAACCGGTGGACGTGTCACCAGGAACGAAGGTCGCAACCTGAATATAGACCTTTCCTTGTTGACTGATGAACAGCTCGAAAGGATTGCCAATGGCGAGGACCCCATCAACGTCATTGCCTGTTCGAGCCAAAGCTGAGCTTGAGCGGCGGCGGCGTTTCAGTGCAGCCGCGCCTAACCGCACCTTTACACAGCAATATCACGACGACCCGGTCGCATTCGTTCATGACTGTATCACCTGGCGCGAGGGCGTGAAGCCGACGCCGTATCAGGAGGAAATTCTGGCGGCGTTATCCGAACACCGGCGGGTGTGCGTGCGCGGGCCGCATGGTGGGCGCTGCTCTGGTTTGCGACAACCCGTGACGCCGGTGGTGAGGACTGGAAAGTGCCTACCACGGCTTCGGCCTGGCGGCAGCTTACCAAGTTCTTATGGCCGGAAATCCGCAAGTGGACGCGGAAACTGCGCTGGGAGAAGCTCGCTCGTGCACCGTTCCGCAACCGCCTGGAGATGTTGGACCTCTCGCTGAAACTTGGAAGCGGCGAAGCCTTTGCCCTGGCCTCAGATAACTCCGAAATGATCGAAGGCGCGCATGCGGATCAACTGCTCTATATCTTCGACGAAAGCAAGATCATCCCCGAGGATACCTGGGACAGTGCCGAGGGCGCGTTCTCGGTGGGCAACACCTACTGGTTGGCGACCTCAACCCCTGGCGAACCCAATGGGCGCTTCTACGAAATTCAGATCCGTCGACCAGGGTATGAGGACTGGTGGGTAAGAGCGGTGACGCTTGATGAGTGCATCCGCGCCGGGCGCATCACACCCGCTTGGGCAGAGCAGCGCCGCCGGCAGTGGGGCGAAGAAAGCGCCGTCTACCTCAACCGTGTAGCGGGCGAATTCGCCTCCTCGGACGAAGACGGCGTGATCCCGCTTTCGTGGATCGAGAAGGCCAACCAGCGCTATCTGGAATGGAAAGACGCCGGCGCGATCCTGCCTGACTTTACTGCAGTCGGCGTAGATGTGGGACGCGGTGGAGACAAGACCAGCAAGGCGCTGCGCTACCAGATGCTGATTGCCGAACTGCGCAAATCCGGCAAAGCCGACACAATGGCGACGGCAGGCGAAGTGGCGGGCATCCTGCGGGCAAAGGGTGGACGCGCGGTCATCGATGTGATCGGTATCGGCGCGGGGGTGGTCGACCGGCTGCGTGAACAGTACTTCAATGTTGTTGCGTTCAACGCAGCAGAGCGTACAGACCTGCTGGATACGACCGGCGAGCTTGGCTTTGTCAACCTGCGCTCCGCCGCCTGGTGGAACATGCGCGAGCTGCTCGACCCGGCGAACGGGCATAACACAGCGCTGCCGCCGGACGACCTGCTGATCGGCGACCTCGCGGCGCCGCGCTGGAAGGTGGTCTCTGGCGGCAAGATCCAGATTGAGAGCAAAGACGAAATCCGCAAGCGCCTGGGCCGGTCAACCGACGACGGCGACGCGGTGGTCATGGCATATTGGGATGAACGAACATCCACCTGGGAGGATGTTCAAGATCTGGGGTACATCGACGATTATGAAAGCCCCTGGAGGTGAGCGTGGAATACGAAACAGGGAAGAACATTTTTGAGGAAATCGGTACGCCTGGGCTGCAGGCGTTCTCTGGTCTCATCGACCAGGCATACACCAGCGAGCTACGCTGGCCGGCCTGCTACCCGCTCTATTCGCGATTGCGCCGGGCGGACCCCGAGGTAACAATCGCCCGCAACGTGTTTGGGGCAATGGCCCGGGGCGTGCGTCTGGAGTTCGCCACCGGCGAGAACGCAAACGACGCCGAGAAACGCTTCGCCGACTTCGGCAATGAGGTACTGGACGACTTCGAGGGCGGGCAGTCAGCCGTGCTCGAGACAATCGCAACTACGGTGCCGTTCATGGGCTGGAGCTGGTGGGAGGTTGTTCCTGGCGTTCGCTCGCAGGACTGGCGCCCGCCTGATCCTGACGACGACTGGCAGAGCGAATATAACGATGGGCTGATCGGCTTCCGCCGCATTGCCTTCCGTGATCACTCCAGTTTCTTCTCATGGGTTCTCTCTGACCGCGGGCGGCTGCAGGGCATGCAGCAGATGGATATCCCCTATCCACCCGTGACGCTGCCGCTCAATCGCAGCCTGCATCTGGCGTTCGGCGATACCAACAACCCCGAGGGCCTGGCGCTCTTCGAGGCGTTGTACCGGCTCGAGCGCTATAAATATGCGTTGGAGTTGATCATGGGTATTGGTTACGAGCACGCCGCCGGCTACCTGGAGGTGCGCTCGAAGAGCGCCTTGACCGCGCAAGACAAGGCGCTTATTAAGCAGATGGCCCGGGCGATCCTGAGCGCACAAGAGGCCAACTATGCCGCCTGGCCGGAGCACCTGACCGGTGAGATCAAGGATATCGCGTTCGCTGCCGGCACGTCGTTGCTGTCGGTCATCCAGCATTACCATATCCTGAAATTGCAGCTCTTCAATATGCAGTGGGCGGCGATTGCCTCATCCGCCGGCACCGGCGCGTATTCAGCGATGAGCGACAGCTCCAGCATGTTCGCCATGACCTACAATGCCATGATGACCGGCTTCGCTGACCAGATCGACGCGCAGCTGGGCAAGCGGCTCTACCGGCTCAATCGTGATAAATTCCCAGGGATCGAGCGCCGGCCGCGGATCCGAGCCACGGCGGTGGAGAAGCGCATCTCCTTGACCGAACTTTCGCAGCTCATCAGCATGATAGGTGCGGACAAACTCGGCCCGGAAGACTGGATTGCCATCCGCAAAGCCTCAAAGGTACTTCCTACTCAGCTACCCGAGAAAGAAGAAGCGCCGGATCAACCCCAGGATGATCAGCCGGATCGTGCGATCGAAGACCAGGCCACCGGGGATCAAGAAGCGGACGACCTGCCGACTGCCCAGGAGCGTGCGCAGGCGGCACGCATGGCCCAGCGGCAATCCTATTGGGCACAGTATCTCAAAGCTCATCCTGAAGCCGTAGAACACATGAGGGGTAACCAATGAAAACATTAGCAATCCTTTTCCTGCTGGTTTGCCTGACGGCTTGTGCACCGGTCAGTGCGGCATCGCCCACCATAACGCCCATCTTCGTTCCCTCGGCAACCGCACGCCCCCAAGCCATTCAGACGGAAGCAGCAGACTATCCACCCAGACTGAACCTTGCCACCGGTCCCGAGGTGTTCACCCGCGAGGAAGTGACCGCGGTCTATATTTACAATCTTAACCCAGACGGGGAGCGCGTATTCTCCTACCTTGAGGAGATCCCTGCCGGGCAGTTGATCAAGACCGCCGTCTGTGTGAACGGCTGGGCGCAGGTCGAATACCAGCCGGATCCGGTAAATCGTCCGGGCGCATGGCGCATCGGCTGGGCGAAGCTGGAGTGCGAATGAGCGATATCGAGCGTCTGGCTGCTGTCGCGACACTGGTGCAGCTCTCCGCCGGCGAGCATGTGACCAACCGCTTCCAGTACATGAACGAGATCCGCGCCATTCTGGAGGAGTATTTCACCACGGAGGGGGCGCGAGTGACGAAGTACAAGAACCGCTTCATCCGGGCGATTGCGACCAACTTTGACCGCGCCTTTGAACTGGGCATCGTCGACGGCGGTGGCGGTTTACCGGCGGAAGGTGACGACCTGGCCTGGATCACCACCACGACCGACGCCGAAACCGGGCGCATCCCGGCCCTGTTCCAGCAACTCAAGGAACTCAAAGGCGAAGGCCCGGAGGCGTGGGGCGGCGTGCCAGAGCACTACGCCGATACCTACGCGCGCACGCTCGATCAGGTGTACTCCGAGGGCAAGCTGCGCGGCGCGGGCAACAAGATGCTCACCTTCGGCGGGGAAGACGGCGCAGAAAGCTGTCGGACGTGCCAGAAACTCAAGGGTCAGCGCCACCGCGCCAGTTGGTGGGTGAAGCACGGTTACCAAATCTTCCGCGGCAATCCACGTTACGAATGCGGCTGCTGGCAATGTCAGCATTACTTCTTTGACGACGACGGCAATCTGTTCACTTTCTAGGCGGATCTATGAGCAAGCTCAACCAACCAACCCCACCTAAACCAGTGACCGACCTCTCGCCCCGCGTGGTCAGCCTGGCGCGGCGCATTGACCGGCTGCCGCCCGGGCATTACACGATCGAACTGGTCAAACCGGACATGCGCGGTGAGGCATGGCGCGCGCAGATCACACGCATCGAGGATCTGTTCGATCTGGTCCTGCAGCCGCGCGAGGATTAGTGTGGCTAAAACATGGCTGCGATAACGTTGAGGATCAGCCCAATGATGATCAACACCGTGAAGAACGTCAGTTTGCCGTTGATTGATTGCAGCAGGCGCACCTGCTCGCGCGCCGCCCAGTCGGCGAAGTCCATGCGGTCGGTTTCCGCAGGCTTAACGTTGATATAGTGTAAGAAGGTGCTCTCGGTCAGTGCAGTAGTCTTGACCGTCTTTTCGCTGCCGTTGGCTTCAGCCTGTTCGACTTGCTCGATTTGTTCTGCCATGATGTGTCTCCATATGAAATTTGTTGTTGCAAAGTAGTATAAATAGTATATAATGAATATACCAATCGCATAGAACGCGACCTCGTGATTTCACTGGCCGCTCTTCCCGTAAAACGGAGGTGCGGCCTTTTTTGTTTCAGGTGGTGTATGACCAAAAACGCAAAGTTCTTCTTGTTCTCCCAACTGGCGACCGCCGACGAAAAGCCCTTTGATTGCATGGCCGCGGGTGACTTCGTGGATATGTATGGTCGCGCAACTGTCATCAAGCGCGAGGACCTCGCCACGTTTGTGGTCAATACTCAGCGCAATATTGCGGCGACCCGAGCCGAAGGCGGCGAAGTGGTGGGGCTGCCCATCGATTGGATGAACCACAACCACGGCGAGGCAGCCGGCTGGATCGTTGATGTGGCGTTAGCCGGTGACGGTCGGGATGTGATCTTGTGCACGCCGCGCTGGAACGAGATGGGCCGCGAGTTGATTGGCAAAGACACCGTGCGCTACTTCTCCCCGGAATTCGATCCGCGGGCCAAGTGCATTGTCGGCGGAAGCCTGACCAACTGGCCGGCGACGCGTACCCGCGAGCAAAAGATCCTGCTGCGCCCCATCGCGCTCTCACAACTGTCAGCTATTCAGGTGGATGAGAGCCTGGACGAGCGGGTCGGCAAGATCCGCGGCGCATTCCGCGACTTTACCAACTCCTGGTATGTCTACGCGGTTGAGGTCTTCGACGGCTATCTGATTGCCCGCGATGAGGATGAGGGCAAGCTGTATAAGGTCGGCTTCCAGGAGGTTGAAGGCGGCTTGACCTTTGACGACCGCACCGTCTGGGTGGAAGTCAAACAGACCTACATCGAAGCCGCGATGTCACTCTTTCGGGATATTTTCAATCGTGTGTTTTCCGGGCTCTCTAAGAATCAGGATCAGCCCGCCGCTCCCGAGGTGGAGGAAGATCCTGCTGAAGATCCCGGTTCTAACTCAACCACGGAGGTTTCCATGACGGATGTTTCTCAGCTCTCCAAAGAAGAGCGCCAGGCTCTCTTGAGCCAGTTGACCTCCGGTAGTGAATTGCCCGCCGAGCTGGCGACCCTCATTGACCAACGGGCCAATGAGCGCGTGTCCGCCTTGCTGGCAGTCGAACAGCGCAAGCGGGACACCGCTGTGCTGGCTTCGCGCCTGGTGGGCGGCACTGCCGAGGCTCCCCGCGGTCTGCCGGTCGACAAGACCGAGCTTGCCGATTTTCTGCTGTCCCTCTCGCCCGAACAGGCTGAGAAAGCCACCGCGCTGCTGGGTAAGATCCAGGCCAATGGCCTGGTCGATTTTGCTGAGCGCGGTCACAGTCGCGAAGTGTCCGGTACGCACGAACTGCCGGCGGAATACGCCGCAAAGTTGGATAACGGCGAACTCTCTCTCGCGGATCTCTCCAATCCGGTCCTGGCTCTGGGCGACCTAAGCCAGTACAACCTCTCCCGTTGGAAGGAGAAATAACATGGCTGATTTGACTGCCAACAAACAGCGCCCCGTGCGCCTGCCGCCCGGCGGGCTGGAAATGCGCAAGGTGAAGCTGGCCGGCTACACCAATTACGGGGGCGGAAATACTGCGCATACCGTTTTTAAGGGCGCGCCGGTGGTTTGTGATGTGTCTGACACTGATGGCTACGCCAGCTCGGTCACGGCTGCACTGGTGGTTGCTGCCGCGGATCTGTTCCTGGGCGTTGCCGCTGAGCGGCAGGATGTGACCGCTACTGATCTGGCGGACGGTTCAAAAGAGCTGACCGTTTTCTCCAACGGCGTGTGGGGTTTCCCGGTTGGCGCGCTGGCGATCACCGACCTGGGCGCTACCATCTTCGCAACAGACAGCGACCTGGTCCAGACGGGCTCTGAAGACAAGCTTGCTATTGGCAAGTTGGTCGATGTGGACGCGACCTATGCCTGGGTCGATATCAGCGATTACACCTTCAAACCGTCTGCCGAGACGACGACCTAAGGAGAGGTGAAGTATGATCACTCGTAAAGACATCGCCGCGCACCTGGAGAAGAGCATTCGCACCGGCTATCTCCTGGGCGCGAAAGACTATACCCCCCGGCGCAGCGCGTTCTGCCGGGATGTGCCCTCGGACGGCGCGTTCGAGGAGTACACCGACATGGGCTCCACGCCCTGGCCGGTGCAAAACGCCGGCAAGATCGGCGCTGGCGGCACCGATGGGCGCACCGGCGCGCCGGTCAACGGCCAGATGAACGCCGGACAGCAGGTGACCATCATCGGCGGCGAAGAACGCGCCCTGGTGGTCTACAACGTCGATTGGGAAATCGTGATTGGGGTGACCCACAACGCCATCGACGATGACAAGGCTGGTGACCTCGAAGCCTGGGCAAAGTCGGCGGGCATGAACTTCGAGAAGTTCAAGGACTGGAAGGCATTCCAGGCGCTCAACACCGGCGCAGCCACAACCTCACTGGGGCCATGCTATGACGGGCTGCCGCTGTTTAGCGCGCTGCACGTCGACCCGAATGCCTTGTACCAGGTGGCGCAGTCGAACACCAACGCGCTGGCGCTCTCGTATACCAACTACAACACCGTGCGCATTGCGGGCTCAGGGTTTTTGGATGGCCGCGGCCAGCCAGTTGGCCTGAACCATAACCTGCTGATCTACTCGCCAAACCTGCGGGATACGGCAGCGCAGATCATCAAAAACCCGATGCAGGCTGGATCGGCTAACCTCAACATCAACGCCTATGCTGGCGAAACAGTCGGACTGGAAGCCCCTGGCGGCTGGCTGGACGCCACCGCCTGGTTCCTGGTGGACAGCTCCATGCCGGTCAAGCCCATCAACCTCCAGATTCGCAAGCAGGCCGAGTTGGTGATCTGGGACGATGAAGCCGCGGGCGACGGCGGCGTGCGCTATTTCAAGTTCCACGCACGCGGAAACATTTTCCCGGGCGATTGGAGACTGGTTATTCAGGGGAATACCTAAAAGGAGGTTGCCGTGGGCACAACGAATTTTACTGACGTTGAGGTAGACGGCAGCGTCACTGCTGAGGTCTTCGTTGGCGAACTGCAGGCTCCGGTACAGGTGCTCTCCGCTAACGGCGCAATCACGATCAAGAGCGGCGTTGTCCTGCTCACAAAAGCCGACGCCAGCGCCATTACATTGGATATCCCCGATGCTGGAGACGATGGCAGGATCCTGACCGTTATCTCCGAAACAGCGAAGGCCCATACGCTTACCATTACCGGCGGCTTGAACGGCGCCGGTGAAGGGGCCGACGTTGGGACGTTTGGCGGCGCAGTCGGCGATTACTGCCGGCTCGTGGCCTATGACGGCGCGTGGCACAGCGCTGGCGTGCTCAACGTGACGTTTGCTTAGCCAGACGCTAATGTAACCAAATTCGGGAGGAGGAGCGCTCCTCCTCCCTTTCGAAAGGGGATTGCTTATGTATGCTCGTGTAAAAGAGGACTGCCCATTCAACGCCGTCACTGCGTGTGGCGGTCTCGTATTTACAAAAGTTGTCTTCGCGCCGGTGCCCGCACACGAAGAGGCCGGCGCGAAGGACAATCCGTATCTAGAAACCGTCGATACGCTGCCGAAGGAAAAGGGAAAGGCAGCAAAGAAGCCAGAGCCGGCTCCTGCTCCGGCGATTGCCAATCAGGACAAAACTGTCCGGCTCATCAACCGCAGGAATAACGGCATTGTCGATGAAGCGCCCCCGGCTGATGACCAGCCCGAGGAGGAGTAATGAAGCATATTCCAGAAATCGACTCCGGTAAATCTGCGAGTGTCAAGCTCACTCTGACCACTGCCGGTGTAGTGCGCACTATCGCGATCCCGTCCTGGGCACGCGGTTTTACACTACTCTCTGATAAGCTCATCCGCTTCGCGCTGGGTGAAGACCCGGCAGCGAACGAGCCTGAGGTCGCCGATAACGACGTCGCAGCGACAGACCTGGGCGAAGGTTACTATGCTCTCGCTAATGTACCAGTAATGCGCCGCCTACCGGGCGATATCAGCAGCATGTATAACCTGCGCCTGGTCGACGATGCTGGCGGGGCTGTGGTGTATATCAGCTTTTGGGGCTGCTAATGGCAATCAGTACGAACTCCTACGGATCGGTTGAGGAGGTCGCTGCACTTGCGAGGCGTTACACCGACAATGGCAGCTTCGCCACAACGACCAACCCCTCCCTGACGCAGGTCGAACAATTCATCGACCGCACGTCCTCCACCATAAATGTGATCCTCGCTGGCTCTGGCTTTCAGATCCCGATCACCCAGACAGACGCCAAAGCCGCGATTGCCGCGATTGTGATTGAAGCCGTGGTGGATCTGTGCCATGCCGCTAACAGCGCAGGGCGTTTCTTCACAGAGCGTGCGCTTGAGCGCGGGATTGCACCGATGAAGGTCATCCGTCAGGAAATGGCCGATTGGGTAGCGGATAACGCAGCAGGGCTGGCGGCAATGGGTGCAGCCCGTGTCACGCCCGATGCCGGTCAGGTAGCATTCCGTGACACCGACGAAAGCGGAGACGAGATCCATCCGATCTTCCAGCGGGACGCTTACGGCAACTCGTTCAAAGACTGGGACAAGGATCGCTGATGCAGTTATCGATCACCCTCTCCCGCGGCGAGCTAGTGCGTCAGGGCGCAGAGAACTTGAGCGCTGAAATCCCCCAGATTGGGCGGCGTCAAATCCGCACGGTGATGGAGCGGATCAAGCGCCGGATGCAAGCCTATCCCCCGGAGCGCCCAGGGCAATCCATAACCGGTAGACATCCGATCCTGGGCACAACCTACACCGCTGTGCGCTACCGCCGCACGGGCCGGCTGGGCCGCTCCTGGCGGATCGACCGCGTTGGTAATACAGGGTACCTGATCGCAAATGACGCCAGAGATCCGCGAACCGGTCGCAGGTATGGTCAGTATGTGGTCGGTGATGCTTACGGGACCGGTCAGGCGTGGATGCACAAAGGCCGCTGGCAGGTGCTGCGGGATGTAGTAGATGAAGAAGTCTCAAGGTTGCCCGCGCCAATTGAGCGCGAAATCGAGATGGTTGCACGAAGGAATAATCTATGAGCGAACATATCCAGGACGCGCTAAAGTCGCTACTGAAAACACTGCCCGATCTGGCGGATACAGACAGCCGCGAGAAAGTCACTCGGGCTGATACGCGCGTGCTCGATATGGGTTTCGACTACGCCGCGGTTATCTGGCCCGGGCAAGTGCAATCCGGCGATGCGAGCGGATGGCAGGTGACGCGCGTCTGGGATATCCCATTCGACCTGTTTGTGCGTTACACCAACAATGCCGACACCCACGCTGAACTGACAGGTCTGCGAGACAGCGTGATCGATCTGCTCGACACTCACCCAACTCTGGGCGGGCTGAGCGAGGTCACGCTGGAGATGTTGGCAACCACCGCCGACCCGGAAGAAGTCCACGACAGGCAGGGCGGCGGACCCTACTTTTTGATGCAGCCTTTCCGGCTGCAAATTACTGAGCGCGTCGCCCTCTCTGGCGGCGAATACGTATAGGAGGTTTTATGGCTGGCGGCATAAAAGGTTTGAGTAAAGTCCAGCTTGGCGGCGAGACGACGCCCGGAACCGCCGTAGCTGCTACAACCATCATGCGCGGAGCCTTCGCCGCGCCAGATGATCAGCGTTCCATTGTCTTTCCGGATGAGGATATCGGCTACCTCTCAGGCGTTGATCGTACCTACACGCCGTACCTCCTGGGTAGGCTGGAAATTCCCGAGCGAGAAGCGACGTTTGAGCAGCTCCCTTACACCTTCGCGGCAGGGATCAAAAGCGTAACGGCTGGAGTTGCCGATGGCGTGGGGGATGGTAAGATTTACGAATATCCCATGCCCACCAACAGCTACCCGGCGTTGCCCAAAACCTACACGCTGGAGAGCGGCGATAACCAGCAAGCCGAGGAGATGGAATACGGGTTCGTCAGTGAGTTCGTACTATCCGGGCAGGAACGGCAAGCCATGACGATCCGGGATGTCTGGCAGGGGCGGCAATGGTCACCGGCGGCGTTCACCGCGGGGCAGAGTGCTCCTGATACAGAGCCTATCCTCTTCCAGAAGGCCAAACTCTACATTGATGCTGTGGACGGCACATTGGGCAACACCCTGGTATCTTCCTCGCTCCTGGCAATGACATGCTCGGTCAAAACCGGATGGATTCCGAATTTCACCGGCGACGGCGAGTTGTACTTCACTGACATTGAGCACGTGCGCGATCAGATGGAGGTGCTGCTCAATATCACGCTGCGCCACAACGTCACAGCGGTGAACGAGAAAGCCGCCTGGCGCAACGAAGTCCCGCGCCAGATCCGCCTCGCGGTTAACGGCAGCGCGTTTGATGCTGGTACGTCTTACAGCAATAAGACGCTGCTCATTGACCTCGCGGGCAAGTGGGAGCGCTTTGAGCCATTAGCTGAGCGCAACGGTATGATGGTATCTGCCGGCGTGTTTCGCGCGCGCTATAACGCCGTGGCAAACATGTTTGCCCGGTTCACCGTGGTCAATACCCTGGTGAGCTTGCCATGATCGAGAACCCTAAGCACCTTGTTTACGGCGAGGTTTCCGTCGCTCCACTTACCCAGGGAGCGGTGGAAGCCTTCTATAAATATTTGCGCGAGAACGACATCAAGGCGGAAGAACGCTCGTTCAACGAATACGCCGGTGATTTGGTGCGTGCTGCAGTGGCGGTAGGTTGGTTCCCTGGCGTGATGGTAGCGGAGATTGCCAACATGGAGCCGTGGAAGGTGACATGGTTGTACCAGTGGATCAATCAATTCCTGATCTCCGTGATGGGAATTGACCCAAACTCATCAGGGCCGTCGTCGAGCATGCCCGCGACGGAAAGCGACGGCCTCCAGAAGAACTGACCCTGGCGCGGCAGGTCGTTGAACTTGGTTTTCTGCCCGAGCCTGGCGGGTTGCGTGATCAGCGTCCCGGGGAAATAGACCGCCTGCGCCGGCTGTATCACATCTGGCGCTCGGTCTGGCTGTGGGAACATCGGGGCAATGTAGACACCGCCAAATGGATCGAAAACCATCCTGGCGAATGGGAAACAATCCTGGAGATTATGGAGATGGAAGATGGCAGCGATCACTGATGTGCTCATCCGCGGTCAATACGCAGCAGCGAAAGCCTTTCAGTCTTTGAAAGAGGATATGGCGGCAGCTTCAGAAAAAGCAGCGCAGATCACGGATGGCTTTGCCGACATCAAGGGCTTTTACGATCTGGCAGCCGGCGCGGTCGTCCAGGGTATGGAGTTGATCCAGCAAGCCTACGATCAAACCATTGCCAAAACCGTTGAATATGCCTCGCAGGTGCGCCAGATGTCGCTGCTGGTCGGGCAGAACGCCACCGAAACATCAAAGATGATTGCGGTTGCCGACCGTGCCGGGATTGCTTTCAACGACCTCGAAAACGTTATGGAAGCGGCTGCCGAAAAGGGCATTGATGTCTCCATCGACGGACTAGTCAAGCTCTCCCAGCAGTACACCGCTATTCAGAACCCCATCGGGCGCACGCAGTTTTTAATCGAAACCTTTGGGGAAACCGGTGCAAAGTTGGGGCCGCTCATGGCAATCGGCGAGCAGGATATCCGCGATTTTGCGATGGCCGCCGAAGAGGCTGGTGTGGTACTGGACGAGAAGGCGATCAAAGCCGCGCAAAACTATGAGATCGTCTTGGATAGGATGAATGACCGCATCGAGGCGCAGAAAATCAAGATTGGCAACGAACTTATTCCGGTGCTTGTGGATTACATGGATACTTCGCTTGGGGTAAATGAGGCGGTCGATAAAACCAATACGGGATGGATAAACTTAATCCCCACGCTTGCCGGTGTGCGTGATGCCTACTTCGCGGTCGGTGAAATCATCGACGTTATCAAAGGCAAAGCCCAGGAAGCCGAAGATGAGTTGAAAGAGGCCAACAACCAGATGCAATACCTGGTAACCAGTTCAACTTCCGTGCCGGTCATGCCGCACTCGAGCGTCCCTCGCGGCGGCTACAAGGCGGGGGAGGGCCCAGCATACACGGGCGCGGGAATTCCACTCCCTGGTCGCGCTGGTGGTGGTCCAGGCGTTGCTGGTCATACCTACCTGGCAGGCGAAGCCGGTCCAGAATGGGTGACCCTGGGTTCCAATGCCTACTTTACGCCGGTAGGGACAGCGGGGAGTGGGGGGGATGTGACCGTCAACCTTTCGATGCCGTCCACCTTTTCACTCGCGGACCAAACCCGCGCCGAGCAGGTGCTTTTTCCACTTATCGAATCCGCTGTCCGGAGGTTGAAGCGCAATGGCGAAATATAATCGCTTCCGGTATAGCGAGAGAAAGTACGGCGTTTCGCCTACCTCAAACCTGCTCTGGGGGCTGCTCATTGATTGGGATGACGACGGCATATTCAACGGCTGGAATGAGTCAGACCGTTTGAAGCAGGTCTCAATCATTCGCGGGCGTAATTACTTTATTGCGGCGAGCGGGGACGG